ATCATCAATCGAATCAAGATATCTAATCCCACATACCTGTGTTGAAAGGAAGAATATCATTGCATATTTTAGATATGTGTGTTTCAAGCCAATTTTTTCCGGGTTGTGTTCAATATCCGCAAAGTAGTCAAAGAAGTTGTTTGTTAACATTCCGGAAATGAACCCATTTACTGTCAAAATACAGTAGATTATGTCGACGAATGTGACATCATATAGATAACAGAACGGTGTATATAATGCGATAACATATGGTAATCCCGATATTCTGGACGAAACGTAAAAGTCTTTGATGAAGGACATAATACTTGACGTCTTATGTAGTTTTATGTTTATATGAAAAAAATCTATGTACATATTAAATGGAATATTGGTTCGACCCTCGCCATACAGGAGCACTTAGAATAATTGATTATAACAAACGAATGATCTATGGAAGTGATCCTAACGAACCAATGTGGTCAGTCACTTTCGAAAAAGTAACAGATGACGCCATTAAAGTCGATTTTACAAATAAGAAAACGCATCATGGAAAGACAGTGATGATTGCAAAATACTCTAACCGAAGAAACGATCTCAATTGGCCCGATACGAATCGCTGGCTCAGATTAAGACAGGATCCTCGTATTCTTCTAAAGAAATTCATGTGAACTGCGTTTAATTCGTATCTTATTTTTCTTTATGAATGTAATTGAAAATGAACGACAATATATTATATATTGTCGGACTGCTGTCTATTGTTTCGTTGCTTTGTGTTCGAGCGTTTTACATAAAGAAGATGAGTGCATTGAAATCAAAAAATTCTGAATTGACTGAAGTTATTTCTGATTTTGAAAAAATTAAGTCTCAGTTATTGATTTTGAAGGAGAAACAAATGGCCTCTGTAAAAAATGATGTTGATACAGAATCAGATGTTGTTGAGAGAGTAGAAAATGTAGAAAACATGGAGAATGTAGCTGTAGTCTCTGATATGGAACTTGATTTCGATGACATTTCAGATGTTAATGATGACGATACTCTAGACGCACGAATTGAAAAGTCACGACTGAATATGGTCCTCGAAGACTCCATCGGAGACTCGGTCGAAGACCTTGTAGTAGAAGACCTTGTAGTAGAAGACCTTGTAGTAGAAGACCTTGTAGTCAAAGACCCTGTAGTCGAAGACCCTGTAGTCAAAGACCCTGTAGTCAAAGACCCTGTAGTCAAAGACCCTGTAGTCGAAAAGCCAGTCGAAAAGCCAGTCGAAAAGCCAGTCAAGAAATATGTCACAAAAAAGCCAGATTATTCCAATATGAAAGTAACTGATCTTAAAAAACTTGTGAAAGAAAAGGGTGTTAAAAATACGCAGAAAATGAATAAGGCAACATTGATTTCACATCTTTAGATTGACTTGTAAAATTTCCAGTTTAAATCATTGCAAACTTTCTTCCAAATTTGGTCAGCGGAGTGAAGTTTTTCTCGTGATTTCAATAGTGGAAAAAGTTCTTTGAAGTGATTCCATTCCAAGATCTCACAAAATTTGTGAAGAACATACGAGTAACTCAAGAAGTTCTTTCTTTCTTGTGGACAATTAGATATAAATGGTCTTTGTATTTCACGAAACATTCTCTTCAATACTTCTTCTTCTCGCCGTGTCATCAAAGGTTGATCATCGTTCTTTATGGTTGCTAAAATATAAGGTATATTTTCATAGTATCTGTTGTACTTTAGGCGTTTCAATAAATCTCGTAGTGTACTATGATTGATTTCGTCAACTTTCTTTCGATCTTTTTGAATAGCTTTTAAGATATTTTCGATGACTTCTGATGGAATTTGAGATGTCTCTTTTCCTTGAAACTGAGACAACCACTCGTTAAAATGATTAGCTCTTTTGTAAGCATAATACGCAGTCTCCTTTGGAGGATCCTTATAGCTCGTTTGAGTTGCTTCATCGTTAGCCTTTTGAACATAACCACAGTCTTTACATTCACAAACACCTTCACAAGGGATCAATACCAAATTCGATGATTTGCACATGTAGCAGTTGTAATCCGTATTTATAGTTTGAATTTCATCTTCATCTGTTTTTTCATGATAAATTTTATTGTAACCTTCTCTTGATAATCTAGAAGTGTCTGATTTTTTAGTTTCATCTGAAAAGAAATCCATTATTTTACCATTTGCAACAGGTATTTCTGAATTTGAGTCCACGTTTTCAATCGAATCATAATATTCGAATAAGATTTCAGCGTTGTTTTTATAGTATTCTACCAAGTTATTTTTACTATCTTTTTGTAATCGATCTATCTGATCATTTATCTTCATTATTTCTACCGATTTAGAAAGATCATTCGATTCGATTAGACTCTTCTTTTTACTTTCAAGTTCAATAAGTTTTATCTTCGTGCTATTCTCAGAAGATTTGATATTCTTGATGTTTTCTGCGTGAATTTTATCAAGGGTCATTGATTTCATCGAACGTTTTGTTTTTATATGTTTAGAATAGATTTTAAATACCGAGTTTGCTGTTTTTTTGATGCTACATGGAGTTCAATCGAATTACCGATCAAACTATCATTGTTATCAGGATAAGTAAACATGGGATATTTGTAAATATATGAATCAAACTGTGTATTGTATTCAACTGAGGCGTATATACCTGATCTGAAACAATCTGCTGTCGGGAGGAAGTTCCTCTTATTAAATACATTCAATATCTCCAACGCACATTTTCTATTGATAATGTATGCTAGAGTTCCAGATACAGATAGATCTTTATAATTGAAATATTTAGATTTACCATTGAATTTGGGCTCTATGTTTTGCAAAATGTAAGCAATTTGTATAATACCCCAATTATTTGGAGCATCTTTGACTATTTCTTCTAATGGTTTGGTCCAAAAACATTCGAATTCGAAACTTAGATCATCTTCACAAATTACGCAATGATTCCCATCTTCATTCTTGAGGAATGTTTCGATAGCCTTGATATGGGATCGAGTGCAACATCTTTCGTAATCAACTTTACTTGGTTGTTCTTTTTCAGGTTTGATTGCATCTATTCGAGTGTATTTGATATTTCTTTCTTCAAATTGTTTTATCATATTCTGATTCCGAACTTTCTGTGAATCCACATTGATATAATAGAAGTGCATCTTACATCTCAGAAACATAAATATTTTGCAAAAAATCTTCAACGATAGAATTGAGCTCGTGACAATATTGTCTTGAATCTTCAGCTAGTCCTCGCATAGCTCCTTTCTTACGTCCTTTTTGAATATTCTTAAAACTCTTATAAGATTTGTTATTCAATACCTGTATCTTCTTTAGCAATTTATACACATCATCTTTGTCTCCATCTTCATCTCCTTTAATACCATCACCCTCACCATTATTGGATTCATCGTCTGTAGAATCATCATCTTTCTTGGATTCATCTTCATCTTCAGTTTCATCTTCTGTATCATCTTCCGTATATTTTGAGTTTTTGAGAACACCAGCACCTTTTTCAACAATTGCCTTCACTTTATCAGATGCGTCAACGGGGTAATTTGTATATGGTAATTCATCCAATCTATTCTCTTTTTTATATTCATCTACTCTTAAATCGGTAATATCATCAAGTTTATCGCCAACCGAATAGATTACACCTCTATCTTCGGGATCTTCACCGTAATTGTTATCGTAAGGTTTTGCAGATTTGTAGAAATAATTGTTTTCAGAATGAATTGTTGAATGATATGCAGCACCAATACCAATAACCTTATTCTTATCGTAAAGATTGTTAACTACGTGAACAACCCCGTATCTTACACGTGGATTACGTGTCTGACCTGTGAACCAATTGTGATGTAATGTCACTTTCAAATTTCCATCGTCATCTTTATGATCATCGTCATGACCTATTAACATTGTTTTATGATGATCCTTCCCAAATATACACCAAGAAATAGTGACGAAACTTGCTTCTCTCTTTATATCCAACAAACCATCCGGACATTTTGTGAAATTACAATGATCAATCCAAACGTGATGCGAACGATATACAACCATGCAATCGAATTCCTCGTGAAATTTGTCTCGATCAATGAAATCGAAATTGATGTTTTGAATAATAACGTTTTCTTGATCCTTGATTTCGAATCCACCAATTATCGTACAACCTTCACCATAAATGGTGCAATTAGATGGAATTTTGAAAACAGAATCTCCTGATTTTTCGGCCTTTTCAAACTCGAATGTTCCCTTCAGAATTATAATTGATTTCTCTTTATTCTTGCGCAAATCGTCGCAAAGATCACGAAATTCATCGATGTCACTATCGATTTCATACTTTTTACCGCCTTTACCACCAATTGTCGTTTTCAAGGATTTTCCCTCTACAAAAGCAAATCCAAATGTCATACTTAATTATAGTATACATTTTAAATCTGAAATCAAAAGGTTCATCTTTTCTGTAAATACGCAATTCTTTAAAGTCGCATCAAGACAAAACAGCCATTTATGAAGTAGCGGGAAAGTTCCGGAAATGTAGATAAATAACTATTCTTCATCTTCTTCATCTTCTTCATCTTGATTTACGTCAATCAAGCTTTTGCGGCACATTCCGTGCATAATACGAACGACGTAAATTTGAAGAATCAAGGTGGGAACAAGTAATGCTACTTTTGGTTTCATAAGTTCCGTTTTCAATACCTTCTTGTCTAGGATGACCAGCACTAAAAACTCAAATAAGATAACAAAAAGGAACACAACAAGTATCCAATTGATGATTCTGAAGTATTTGCAATGTTCTTTTGATTTAAGAGGACCAACGAATAGCATGTTTGTAGGTATACTTTATACGTATATTTTTTTCCATGAAAATGTTAATGATTTTGGGGATGTGGAAAACCAAAAAAGAAACCTAGTGTTCTTTACAAGGTGTGAAGTTTTTTATACGACATATCAAAAAAACACTGATCGAAGCATATCTTTTTTGCATCTGATACAATCTTAAAATTGTAAAAAAATAAAAATGATGGTTTAATTCCCTTAGAATTATGTATTGATAACACTTATAACGCACAACAACGACTTTCACAGAAGAAATATAGTGCGTTCCCCACACAATGAACGAAGACCAGAACATTTCTGGTATCTACGTGTTTTCGAATCTTTTTGGCAGCGACATTATGAGTAAAATTGCTCAATTTGTCTATACCAACAAGAATCGTGTCTTGCTTTCAATCAAATATGGAGGCAATATGACTACTGAAGATTATCATTTACTCAGGTATAGGAGATTGATACATTTCACATTTAAGAAATGTCTTTGGTCTAAACGTCTTGCATGTGTCCATGATAATATAGAGATTGGGAAAAAACAAATTATGACTCTAAAAAAAGAGTGTAAACAAAAATGTGATGAGATGAAATATGTTAATCGCATTTATAGAACAACTTCTCTTAGTGATGAAAATTACAATTCTAGACAAAAAGAACTATCGAAATGTTTAAATCACTTATCATGGAAGATAAAAGAGAAAAAAAAAACACTCACCAAAAATGTAAGAATGGCTGAGTCAAGACATAAATCGATTCGTAAAATTTTGCGAAAACATAGTACTTCTTATAGAAAATCAAATTATTCTAAGAGAGATATGCGTATTATGTTTGATTGCCCAAAGTTCAATATAAGACGTGCTGATCTCAAGAGATGTTATCAGAACATCATGATTGATAGTTTTCGTAAAAGATACGAATCAACCTTATCATGAAAATGTTAAGGTATTTGGGATGGAAAAAAGAGTGATTGGAGACGCGGTATTAAATCGTAAGTAGATCGCAAGTAGTTTGTGCCTATTAATTAGGTTTCTTTGAAAAAAAATAAAAATGATAAAAAATAAACCTTAAGTTGGAAAAACTTAAGTGGCTCCATTGGCGTGAGCTAGGGAAGTTAGTTCAACACCCTGATATCAATTTAAGATGTTTTGGATTTGTACCCCTTAACATAATATCAAAGAACTATGATTCGGACGACGTAGTCCCTTGCCTTATTGGCTTGATCAAAGCTGCTCACTTGCTTTAATAGTGAACAGAATAGAGATATATTTAATATGTATCTGTTCTGAAATAAAAACGTAGCGTTCTTTACAAGGTGTGAAGTTTAGGTTTTTTTATACGCTACTTTTTTTTATATGATAGGCATACTTTAGAAGTTCGACGACATATCAAAAAAATCACGACGACTTTAAAGAACACTATATTTCCGTGACTACATTTGAATTCTAAGGAGAAAATTCAATACCGCTTGAAAAAATAAAAAATGACTACAAAAGAAGCATATAAGTATAACAGATTAAAGATATACTAGACATAATACAAGATGAGTGATTCTACAATTTCTGATAAGTTCAAGTCCTTAACGCAACGCGAACATGTTTATAAGTTGCCAGACTCTTACGTTGGATCCATAGAAGAATCCCCTATTGATTCGTGGAAAGTTGATGGGAAACGAATGGTTGAATCGAAATTGAACAATATTCCAGGTTTCTACAAGATTTTTGACGAGGTCATTGTCAATGCATGGGATCAGTATGTTCGTATGAAGGATACGAAAGAAGCAGTTAAAAATATTGATGTCATTGTTGACAAGAGCTCTGGTTTGATCTCTGTGAAAAATGATGGGAAAGGTATTGATATCGCAATGCATCCTAAGGAAAAGATGTACACTGTTCAAATGATCTTCGGTAAATTGTTAACTTCTACTAATTACAACGAGAATGAAGAACGTTTGACGGGCGGTAAGAATGGATTCGGTAGTAAACTAACGAACATCTTTTCAAACTCATTTGAAGTAGAAACTGTTGACAAAAACAACAAGCTTCATTACTACCAGAAATTCGAGAAGAATATGACAATGATTGGATCACCCATCATCAAAAAGATTCCTAGTTCTTTCAAAGAATATACAAAGATTACATATGTTCCCGACTTCGAACGATTTGGAATCAAGGGAATCACTGATGATATGGTATCAATTTTCAAGAGACGTTGTTATGAACTTTCTGCATGTTCTGATATCAGTGTGACTTTCAATTCTTCAACAATTCCTGTTAAGAAATTCAAGGATTATGCTGCTATGTTTTGTGATAATAAGATCATTTGCGAGAAACCAAATATTCGATGGGAAATTTGTGTGTCGCCTTCAGAAGAGTTCAAACAAATCTCATTCGTAAATGGGATCAATACTTCGA